ACAAGGAGAATCGTTGGTATAACCCAGGTGAACCGGTGGTGGAGGATGATGAGGAGTGATTCCAGGCGATCTGGTGATTTACTCAAATCCGCCAAGAATGGTTCCACCAACCCTCGGGATCATCCTATCCGAGGAACAAAATATCGCAGTTGATTCTCGTTTCTTCTGGGTTCTTCTATCCAACGGAACCAAGAAACTCATACCTGATCGTTACCTAGTGAAAACCTGATGTGCGGGGTGATAGGATAGGATTATGAAGGCCAAGATCAAAGCCAGGTGGTGGAACACCAATTTCCAGAAAAAGTTTGGTGAACTTGGTTCGGTTCATGATTTCCCCAATGATACCGAAACCTTCCTAAAGGGGATCATCCCATTCGGGAGGTTCGAGGTTCAGATGTACGATGGGTTAATGGATCTTGAGTTCCACAATGATTATGATTGAAGGTGAACCATGAAGAACCACAAGAAAAACCGTGGTGATATTGTTGATCTATTTGAACACCTGAACCTGTGTATCAATTCCCGGCACAGTGAGATTGGTGAACTAGGTTCCACTCCAAATCCATTTCATCGTTGTGAAGATGGATTGTATGATATCTTTCGAAACGGAAGATGGTTTAGGGTTCGAGTGGTTGAAATCGATGGAGAAGAACCGTGAAGAAAAAGAAACTCAGTACTGAATTTCAAGATACTGAAGGAACTCAGTTCAGTATCACCTTCAACCCACACTGGAACAATTTTAACATCAGCGTTACCGATTCCTACGGGAGAGGAACCAATTCCATTGTGATGGGCTATGAGGATCTACGTTCCATCTTCAAGGAGGCTGAGAACATCATGTTCCAGAACACGGATCTAATCGCGGATGAACGGAGTTTCCCGAAACCGAATGTGGAGGATTGAATCATGAATAAGAAAAACAACGTACGAAACTGTTCTCACTGTAAGGTTAACATCACAAACGATTCCGAGTTCCTGGAGTTCAACGGAAAACATTTCCATCCGGATCATCAGGTTTGCATCGGAAATCTAAAGAGCCAGATTGAGGGGTACAAGATCCTCCTCTCGGAAATCCATCACAAGATCGTTGGTTATGCAACACCCCTGTGATGGTGAACCATGAACACTGATCTCATCATTAACATTTCCATCTTCACCACGTTTACCCTGGGGTTTTCCCTGTTTTTCCTTTGGTGCTACCGAACGGAGAAAAGAAGGGAATTACAGAGGAAAAAACGTAACGAGGAATGGAAGGAAGTGATGAGGAAGTTCAACCAACGTTTTGGTTGAGATTGGAGGATAAACATGAGTGAAAACAACAAGGTGGTTCCTGTTTCCGGCCCAACCTCCACGAGCACCAATGTTACTGCTGAGATGATAGTTGGATCAACTGAAATCAATGATGAAAATGGTGATGTAAAAGTTAACTACTTCGTGAAGTTCACCGCCGGGAACAACAATCATATTCTTTACCCCTGGGAAAGCTTGAAAAGCTTGGTGCTTCAATGGATCGAAATCGAAAAGAAGATTGAGAAGGGTGAATCATGATTGATTCCTTAGAGATCAAGTGGGAACGGTACCTGGAAGGCCTGAAGCACCAGAGGGCCTGTAACATTCTACAGGAGGATCCTGGTGTGGATTTCTATGGGCGGATGGATTCATTATGGAATTCATTGAGCCCGGAGGAGCAGGATGATTTCGATCGTAGGTGGAATGAGGTACGAAACCTTTTGGATTCTCCTCCATCCGCCCCAGGAACACTAGGAATGGTGGATAGGATTGCCGGGAATGGAATCACACCTCGGTGGGCGGTGAAAAGTTCCGCCTAAGGTTGGTAGGATAGGAACATGGAAAATGGATCCATGGTGCGTATCACCTGCTCGGGTTACGGAGCCCCTCTGTTTCCCGACAAATGGATTCGTGGTGAACTACCTCCAAACCTAAAGAACGGCACGATTGGGATCATTTTAGCAAGCAAGGTTGAGGAAGGCGAAGATCCTCGGAGGTTCCTAAAGCTCTTTACCTCTGAAGGAATCGGGTGGATCAATGTTGTTTATTGCGTGGAGATCGGATGAACCCAGGTGACCTAATCCGGATCGCATCAAATCGTTCATCTGAGAACCTATACTCGGATACGCGTTGTGATCGTGTTGTTCATCGTGGCGGGATTATCAGCGGTGAACTTGGAGTGGTGCTTGAGGTTGGTAGGTTTCGTGGTGGTTCTTCCGTGTACCGGGTCCTGATGAACAACGGAAAATCAGGTTGGATTCTTTGGCCTTACATCGAGGAGGTTCCGTGAACCCAGGCGAACTTGTGAAACCAAAGTGGGTTGGAACTCGTGCCTATGGTTCCATCGAAGATGGATTTGGGGATGTAGTCGGAACCATGGAACCATATCATCTAGGGGTGGTGCTTGATGCCGATTTTTCGATCACCGACAAGTACTACTATCAGGTTCTAATGAACGATGGTAAGGTTGGTTGGATTAATGCCGAATTGCTGGAGACGATCCGGTGAACCCGGGTGATCTAGTGGTGCTGGAACGTGGAAACCCACTGAACACAGCACCCTTCACCCTCTACAATGAACCAGCTTACCTCTCCCTTTTCGACGGTCCCCATGTCACAGTTCCCGAAGGTCAACTTGCAATGATTCTGGAGATTCGAGAAGTGGAATTCGGGCAGATGTGTCGTATTCTCACGCCGCTTGGAATCGGATGGGCTAACATGGCGTGGCTGGGGCAGCTCTGAATGACTTACGGCACAAGGCCGATATCCTTTCTTTTTGTTTTTCGTGTAAACAGAGGCGGGCTGTAGAGAGATTAGTGTCTATTAATTGTCCGGTAGCTACGATAGTTTAGATGCCATCTGAACTTGAGTTGTGATAACTTAAACACAATGAAGAGACTCGCCTGGTGCAGCGATACCCACATGAACCTTTCCTGGTTTCCTTTCCTAAAAAGGTTACATGCGTTGAACCTACAAAAGTCAGGGGCCGATGGACTGCTGCTGTCTGGAGACGTTTCTTCCGGAAGATGGCTGGAGTCGGACCTACGGTTCCTTGCGAAACACTTCAATGGACCGATATACTTTGTGCTTGGGAACCACGACTACCACGGGCGGCACATAGGCTCAGTTCACGCCGACGTTCGGCGGATTTGTTCCGAGCATAAAAACCTGCATTGGTTGACAGAGTCACCGGTCATTACCCTGTCCGAGAAGGTTGCCCTGATCGGAACTGAGGGGTGGTACGATGCTCGGCACGGCGACCCAAGGCTGTTACGGTTCACCACTGATTGGAGGCTAACCTTCGACTTCTACCATGCCAATGGTTGGGAAGAGCGGTTGGTGATGTGGAGGGACATGGCTCGACAGTCAGCCGAGCTGATGGAGGAACGGCTGATCGAGGCCTTGGAACACCACAAGACCGTGTACCTGATGACCCACGTTCCACCGTGGAAAGAAGCGACCCGAGCCGAAGGAACCTGGATGGAAAAGTTTTGGTTACCCTACAACACAAATTCCATCCTCGGCAAGAGGATAGAAAAGGTGATGGAAGGCCGGAAGAAAAAACGTGTTGTAGTCCTGGCCGGGCACACCCACACCCCGTGTCACATTAGAGTCACAAACTCGATAGAGTGCATGGTGGCTCGAGCCTCTTACTTTGGTAAGGTTCGTCCCGAAGAAACGATCGTGGTCTAATCCCAAATGCTTCTTGCAGTAATCTAAATTGATTTCTACTAATAGCGTAGAATGCAACTGATGAATTATTCCTTTGACCACAAGGAAGGTGTGAGAGTCTTAGTCTGTGGATCAAGAGAGTGGAATGAGGTACTACTCTGTCAAGGTGCTGTTTCTTGACACAGTCGGGTGGATGTACGGTCACGTGCTCGAGCCGGTGAATGAAAAATCAACTCTCTGTGACCTACAATAGTAGCATGATTCCCGGTGATCTTCTCATTGTCGTTCCGAATGCTAGATCCTACGCTGTGAGACTGCGGGCAAGTGAAGCCCCGTTTCTTTGGCCCAAAGGAACTTTTGCGATCTTCTTAGGGAGCATGCCCGTGAGTCACTACGAGCCCCGTGCATTCTACATCGCTGTGACCCCTCTAGGTGTACATCAGATCTATCCGGGATTCTGCAAGAAAGTGTGAGAGACAGTAGTGAATACCGTCAATAACTTCTACGTTGGAGGCATCTACAGACCCGTCCTCGACGGAGCGCCGATGTACATCTCAGACGATCCCCAAGCAGGATTTCTTCCTGCTTATTTTGAAGTTCCGTCTAGTGCGATGCTCCTTGCAGTCGAGGTGATGTCGTCTAGACCCACTTATGTCCGAGTCTTGTGGGAAGGACGATTGGGATGGATGTACGCTATCGACTTACTCCCACATGACTGTTCGATGTAATCTGCCGTGGTTAGTCGTAGCATTGCGCTGAAATGGTCTACGACTTTTTCTTTCCCGTAGGGCGGGATCGGCGTAGACGTCGATAGGTGTGCGCTTCTAGCATCATAGATCTACGTGTTCAGATGCTTGAAGCACGCTGCATAGTTCCACCCAGTCTTGCAGCTCTTTGCGATGATCACGCGTATCTGCTCTCCTTCGAGGTCGCCTACGACAGGCTGTCTGACCGACTCAATCACCATCGCCAGCTCTCCTTGATGTAGCGATCCAACGACGGCGCTTTCCCATCGTGTTTCATAAATGAGTACGCCACAATTCGTGCCCTGGTAGCACGTGACGAGGTCGCCCGGTCTCATTTCTCTTAAGTATCTGAGATGAGCTCGAGCTCAGATGCTCGAATCCATCCGATCCGACCGTCTGGTAGCACTGCTTTTACCTTGTCGACCTCTTGCGAGCGAAAGCGCAGGTCCTGAATCGTCCTGAATCGTCCTGATGGCACCAAGAAGGTCTCCATGCAAAGCTGTTGCTCGATGACGAAGCAGCACGTGCCTCGTGGCAAGACGTCGACTGCCTTGTTGTCCCTGCCCAGCGCGAATAGGTCTGTGTTGGTCGTCGACACGACGAGCTGTCCCCGTTTAAACTCCATGCTACCACTGTACACCCAGGGCTGCTAAATCTACTTGTCGTCACCCCTGTTGTTCCACCAGTGGATCTTCTTGACCCGCACGGGTCCCAGCTGCAGCACTTCTGCCTCAGATTTACCGCCAAATGTAGGCAGTTCATTTGGCTTGATCTTAGACTGTAGTGCGCCAAGGTCCACGAAGTGCCCCGGAACACCGTCTGTCTCGGCCTCGAGGATGACCTCAGGTTCATCTGAAACGTAGTCGAGAGACTCTTCATCGAATTCTAAGTTGCCGTCGGCGTGTATCGAGGAGAACTTCTTCGCCTCGAATGCCTCGTAGCTCCATGACGCTCCACCCTTATCACCAGGCCCCAGAACGATGTCGACGCTCTTCTCTCCCTCGAGGCCGATCACCGTGTCGTAGCTAACTCCAAGCCACCGCTTGAGCTTATAGACGTCGAGTGCCATGCCTCTGTAGATCGTCTGGCCTACAGGAGCATTGAAGAACTCCGCGTACTTCGGGTCTTCTGCCGCCCCTCTGATCATGTCCGTCGTCTTCTTCGTGCTGCTGCCTCTCATCCATCTTCTAATGGCAGAAAAGAGAACTTCTTCTTGCGCCGTATCTGGTTCAGATGTGTCGACACCGTCGATCCGAAGTGGCGAGAATTCGATCTCTCCGAGGTCTACGGATTCTCTAAGAAGTCGTCTGTATATCCTCTCGTATATTTGTTGCTGCATTATCTGGAGGTCTCTGGTGTGCTTTGTAAATATAGCGGGTCTCGGGTTATTGTCATGACATGTTGAGAGCTTTGTGTTTCGATGACGTCCTGTTGACGCCACAGTATTCTTCTGTCGTCTCCCGAAAGGACGTCGATCTTTCCCCCTTTGATCACGATTCGCTCGAACCGGTTCGACTAGTCCGGGGACTCCCACCCCTCACGTCACCCATCGTCGGGGCTCCGATGGACACTGTGGTGGGACCGGCAGCAGCGAAAGTCTTGTCGAATCTTGGTGGCTTCGGTGTGCTTCATCGATACTGCTCTATTGAGACAGCTGTCAAGCAATACGTCGACGCTGAGACCCCCAGTGTAATGTGTGCAGTTGGAGCCTCTGGAGATCTGCTTGAGAGGACTGCAGCTCTATACGCCGCAGGATGCAGAGCCTTCTGTGTCGACGTAGCACACGGGCATCATGCGAACGTAAAGGCAGCGATAACGAGTCTCAGAGAGACCTACAAGAAGGGGGACGTCCACTTCATGGGAGGCAACGTAGCCACCCTCGAAGGTTTCAACGATCTCGCAGACTGGGGATTTGACTCGATCAGAGTCGGTGTGGGCGGTGGATCTGTCTGTACGACACGAATTCAGACGGGACACGGCATACCCACACTTCAATCGATCATGGAGTGTTCAAAGAGCGACAGAGACGTGCTGATCGTCGCGGACGGTGGAATCAGAAACAGCGGTGACGGTGTCAAGGCACTAGCTGCCGGTGCCGACCTGCTGATGCTGGGATCTGTGCTGAGTGGCCATCAACAGTCTCCAGGACGCACCATCGAGAAGGACGGAAAGAGGTTCAAGGAGTTCAGGGGCATGGCTTCTCGTGAAGCACAGATGGAGTGGAGAGGCCATGTTGGAGGAGAAGAAGGGGTATCCCTTCTCGTACCATTCAAAGGAGACCTTATCAACACTGTGTCGAATTTCCACGATGGTCTCAGGAGCGGACTGTCTTACAGCGGTGCCACGAAGATCTCTCAGCTTCGTTCACGCGCTAAGTTCTTGACGGTGACACCGAACTCTGTGTCAGAGAACGGCCCACACGGAAGAACAGCTCAGTAACGCTCATCGACGTCCTCGGAGAGACGAGGCAGTCCGTCAAGTTCATGATCTCCGTCGACCACCTCTACGTCAGACCAGTAAATCCATCCGGGCCCTTTAGTGCATAGCACCTTGTAATAGTTTCTCGGATGACACTCACCAAGGTACATCAAGACTTCACCTGCAGCACACTTATGAAGGGTGTTGTCTCTGATTGTGTACCATGTGTGCGGTACTTCTGTTCTATCGGGAGAAGACCGCACGTATGAGCCACTCTTTTGTACGCGAAGCATACATCCTGTCTTCAGAGTCCACCTGCCTGCATGTTACAATTATGGTTCGCAACAAGAAATAGCGATGCATAGACACACATCGACTCAGCTCTACCTTCTAGACGGTCCTCAGCCACTTCATGTCAATCCACCCAGTCTGTCCGGTCGAAGTTAGAACCTTGACAGCTTCTGAGTGAATCTCCAGAACTGTGGCGAGCTCGCCCGCGTAGATCTTACGTTCACTGTACATGGTATTCTTGTCTGAGTCGCTACGAAGCATGATGTATCCGTCACTGATACGCTGTGGTCGCATCTTGAATTTAAACAACTTCACGAGGCATCCGACCATGATACCATCATAGCATCTAATGAGATCGTTTATACATGAGTCTCGAGAAAAGATACGGCCTTGTCCGTCAACTATCTGATCATCACAGTGAATCAGATGATAATCCTCGAACAAAAACCATCGCATTCATTGAAAACCATCCCATGTGATAGCCTGACTTGATCCAAGACATCATCTGTGCCTCTCTGTCGTAGTCTCTTCGCATCCCGACACCCTCGAGGAGAGAATGCCAATAAGACTTAGGTCGACAGTTGATGTGACCGACACCACCTTGACCGGGATGCGCTGCAGACCAGATGAGAGTGCCACCGGGTAGCGTGTTTCTAACTATGGCTTTCACAACTTCGCTCTCGAGCGTGTCTGAGATGTGCTCAGCTACCTCGATGCAGAAGACGACGTCCGCAGGATCGTTCACCTCAAACATGCTTACGTGGTTCAAACCAAGGTGCAGACGATCCTTAGCCCTCTCGTCGATGTCATAGCCGAACGCTTTGACTCCTGCATCTCTCAGTGCAGTGACGTACATTCCAGGGCCGCAGCCGAGGTCGACTACTCTCTTTGGCTGCAACACGTTTTTCGTCCACGTCGCGAGTCGATCGGCGAAGGGCTTCTCCTCACGCCACATTACTTCGTAGTCAAAGTCTTCCATTGTCGTCCTTGACTGCGTCTTTTACGACTACGATCGCCCTGCCATAGCAACCAGACTCTGCTAAGTTCAAGACAGTCCACTCGCCTCGCTGAAGACCAAGCGTGTCAACGACCATTCTCTCGGTGATTGTGTGAGGATGACCCTTGCGTGGTGGAAGGTCGATCCACTCGAAGAGACGAAGCGTCTTTGCTGAGTCCTTGAACACATTCAGACACTCGACTGGGTTGATGACGTGCTCTATCAAGTTATACATCCATGCTTCGTCAAAGACCTCTCTGCTGACGAAGTCTTCCATGGGTACTTGGGAGATCTTGACGTTGTGCTGCCTGTAGCGATCGAGAACTTCGTCTGAAAAATGTAGCGGCTCAACGCCCACTGCCTTAGAGAAGTTCGTCGTCCTGAGAAGCATTCCGACAGGACCACAACCAAAGTCGACTATGCTCTTTCCTTGTGCATCGTGAGGCATTTGAATGCCCATCAAGCGTGCGTATACGTCTTGCTTCACGACCTCGTGATGATCAAGTGCCGGGAAGTCACCCCAGAAATCTTTTTCCCACTTTTGATTGCTGAGCCACTCACTTCTTGAAATATCCATCTTGTCCTCTCGGTCAAAGGCTTCTTGAGAGCCAGTCTAGTTCTTGCCTGTCAGGGTTCTCTCTATTCCAGGCCTTGCCTCCGCTGTACACGTAGGAGACGTTCTGGAAGTACTCTTCGTACATCCTCGACACCTTGTCCAGAGAGAAGTTCATCGCCCAAGACCTGCATGCGTTAGGGTCTAGCTTGTGTGCGTTCTTGACAGCCCACGCGAAGTGGTCTGCTGTCCTACATCTGTAGCCTGTAACACCGTGTGGCACGATCTCTGTCGCCGCACCCCAGTCCACAGTGACCACGGGAGTGCCCGACATCATCGCCTCTACCATGACTCCTCCAAAGGGCTCGTAGTAGGCAGACGGTATGATGAGACACTGAGCTTTGCTCATGAGCTTCTTGCGCTTCTCGACGTCAGCGTATCCGACATACACGATGTCGGGCGGGAGCGGATCGGGATAGCCCACCTCTGAAAGAGATCCTTGACCTGCAACGAGGATCTTCTTTCCTGCGGCTCGTGCGGCCTGGATTGCGACCTGCACTCCCTTGAGGTTGCTGATTCTTCCGAGGTAGAGGACGTAGTCGTCTTTCTCCGCTGAGAACTCGAACTCATCTGGGTCGAAGTAGTTGGGTATCACCACGTGGTACCAGTCTGGGCCTGTTCCCAGCTTACCCGCTACCCTGTGGTAGTGTGCATAAGACTCGAAGACCCGCCACCGAGCTCTCCATCCTCCGTCGTCTGAGTATCCAATACCAGGCTCTACCACGATCATGTCTGGATTTGCTTCTGCGGTCGGCTTGTGACCATAACCCCAGAAGCATAGTAGGAAGTCACCGGGTTTCTTCCTCGCTGCTACTTCTCTCGAAGCATTCTTGTTGAATGTCTTGTGGGCATGATCTGCTGTCGAATGTTTGAAGAAGTTCTTTCGCCAGTCGTAGCTTCCGTATGCAATCTCGAGATCTTCTTTGGTTACAACAGTCACGTGTTCGTCGCATTCGACTTCGCTCATCTCGTTACCGTAATGGATGATCGTGTGGCCGCGCGCCTTCATCATCTTGCAGAACTTTAGAACCTTCTGCGTATATGCACAAGCAACGTAGTCTTTGCACGTGACAGTGTGTGGAAGACTGAGTACGTGGAATCTGAATGGTGTCTGCATGGCTTATATATTACACTAGAAGTGTCAAAGCTGATGTCAAATAGTTACGGCACAAGGCCGTATCTTTTCTCGAGACTCATGTATAAAAAATTGCTGCATTACAAAGCAGCACATGTCTGAGTTACTATTCTTAGCTTCTCAGAACATGTCGACCTGGGCGACCAGGTCGTGTGTCGCATTACCTGTTCCGCTCACTTCGCATCGTAAGGAAAGAAGGTCGTACTGGTTGAAGTTCACAGAATTTCCGATGAATCGTGTAGACTGAGATCCGCTTATGATCGAGGCGGACATGATCGTATCAACACCATTCTTCATCACCACAAGCTTGGTTTCTCCGATCGTCGGTGCGATTGAAGAGGTGACGAAGAGGCCGAAGCAGATGGCCTTCTGCTGCACAGAGTAGTAGCTGATGTTAGAATCCGGGTACTGGTAGACAGTGAAAGTTCTTGGTGAAGTAAAGTTTACCAGTGGTTGGACAGGAGCGCTACCTGGCATTAGATACAGAGTGTACTTTTCCGGTATGGGAGTAGCAGTCTGTGATGACGATAGAGATCCTATGGTCCCATAAAAGATGGTGGTAGGATAGACGTAGACGTCAAAGTTCTTTCCGCCTGCCGTCTTATTAATGAGGTCGGTGCCGGGCCCTAACTGTATTGATCCCGTTGTCTGTAGGATATCGGACGTAGTTCCAAAGACGGTAGATGATCTAAACTGGATCTGCCCGTTTTCGTTGTCTACTTCTGCACCCACGAAAGAACCGGGAGCGGCGGAAGAACCAGAGACGTAGAGGTTAAAGTCTCGTGTGGTTATTGCCCCGGGACCGGTGACGTAGATCCCGCGCTTTTTGCCGTGGCCGTTGGACTTGACGTTGACCGTGATGCCTTTTAGGGAGTTGAAAGAAAAGTTTCCTGAACCCAGTGAACCCGAACCTGAACACAGGACACCATAAACGTTAGATGTTCCCGTATTATTGGCTGAAGAATTGTCTACTGTGATGACTGATGGACGGATCTTTGAGGTGACAGATGTGGTACCCGGGAATTCGACACCTGTTAGGTTGTAGTGACCTGTTGAAGTTAGGACGAGGCTGACGTCCTCGACACGACAGTTCTCTCCCATTGTCATGAGAGTTGTGCTGCTCGTGACATTCAACATTTGAAGGACTGTAGTCTGCAGGCTCATTCCTCTGACTGCTGTGCCGTTCTTTAGGCTCAGACCTGCAGAAAGGTCGTAAGATCCTGGTGACACCCAGATAGTGTCTCCCTCTGCGGAAGCGGCGACTGCAGCGTTAACAGTCTTGTAGGGAGACTCACCAGGGCGCCCTGAGGCGTCGTTTCCGTATGTGTCGTCTACTTGTAGAACCCTGCCGAACTTGGGGGGTGTCGTTATGAAGTGTGACATCTTTTGTTGCCTTTCATGTGATATACCATGCCCCGCCGTGTCTGACGAAGGTCATCGAGCCGTAGTTTGTTGATATAGTCGCTCCATTAAGATCGTCTATCTTATCAGCTCCAGAACCAGACACCCACAAAGCTCTCGCATTCGTAGCTGTGTCACGACGCTTTACGGTCATCTGAATCCCATCGGGTACAGATGAAGGTAGATACAATATCGTAGGATTGATCGTGTCGGGCGAGACGAGAACGAATCCTACGAGGGGAGCAGTGTGGGGACCCGCACCAGCATATGCTACAGACGTCAATGTAGTTCCTCTGGTTGCTGTGAGAGATCCACTCACAACGACGTCACCTCCGAAAACAGACTTGTCCGATCCGTCTAGGGAGCCAGAAGCAAAGAAGAATGTGTCTCTGCCAATCGGACTGTTTCCGGGCATGATATCTGCCGCGCGCCCCCCAAAGACGATTGCAGGCCGACCAGGATCAACGTATGTAGCTTGAACCAGCGGACGTGACAGCGTATTTCCTTCTCCGTCGTTCGCACTGACAAGAAAGCCGTAAGTGCTTCCTGACGTGAACTGGTTTGAGTTATCTCCGCTAGAAAGAGATATGTTTGCTCCTGTCGTAATCGGAGGAAATCCTGTGATGTCTCCCTCCCCCACTAGAACTCCTGCCATCGTCTGGTTGCCGGCGATCACAACAGCATCAGCAACGACTCCAACAGTCGAGGGAATTACATCGAACGGATACAGCCAAGAAGACTCGCTGGATTTCGCCGAATATCCGACACCAACGACTGAACCTGAAGCGTACAAGACTTTGTTTGCCAGATAGGCGGATCCGCTAACTACGACGTCGCCCCCGACGACTGTCTTTCTACCTTCGTAGCCTTCCCTGTCTATCGTTCCGCTGACATGGAGTATCGTGTCGACACCTACAGATGGACCGGCGGGATCTCCCTCGTCACCCACATATCCGTTGATGAGAATGTGCCCACCGTTGTCTCCCACGTAGAAGACTGCCCGAGCGTCATTGACTGTGCCGTCTCCTACACCGATTTGAAACTGCATTTCTCCGGGCGTAGCTCCCTGTGACGCGTCGCCCGACTGAAAGATTATGTTTCCTGCACTTACAGCTGCCGTGGTGTTGACATCATCGTTACCACCGAAGAATTTTAGTGAAGCAGCTGTCGCAGCCGCTGTCGCAGGATTGCCCTTTATCACGATCCTGTGGCCGGAAGGGCCAGGTTGAACTTGTATCGATCCGCTGTTGAAGAACAGATCGTTGGCTATTTTTGCGCTTCCGCTTATCACAACGTCGCCACCGAACACTGCTTTCCTCGGAGAAGCATCGAATGCAGACGTCGTTTGATCGGGATTCGAAGAAGCGGATCCACTTATCCAGAAGAAGACGTCTCCTCCGACGTCTGTCGGAGATATAACGGCGTCTTGACCTGAAACAACGAAGCCTCCTGACGCTACTGTAAGCTCTCCTCTCACGACAGTAGATCCCGTGACGATGAGGGAGCCTGACAATTCCAAAGTGTCTCCCGTTATCTCAAACAAGCTGGTGTCGAAAATAGCGGAACCGGAAAGTGCCAGTGAACCTGTCAATTCAATGCCATGAGATCCGCTTATGATGAAGGGGCCGGCTCCGCCGGAACCCATGTAGATGGAGCCGCTACTGAAGACGAGAGACCCAGTTAGAACGCCTATGTCGTTCGAAAGGATGTCTCCGTCTAAGACCTGTGATCCTCTAATTTGTGTCTTCATTTGTCCACAATAACTATCAGTCAGAACTTTATTTGCATCCGAGTCGTGTAAAATGCTGGAACAGATCTATAATATGGCGTCATGAATCGATTCATTCTTATTGCGATGTTCATCGCAGGATGTTCAACTGTTGAGAATGTCCCGACTTCTACGACACATGCGGACACGCATGTGTCCGATTCAGACGTCGTGATGGAAGAACTGCATATCACGCTGAAGCAGACGAACGACGTCGTAGAAAACTGCGTGATGCCCCAGTTCGGTCTCAATTCAAAGGATCAGACGTGCGAGGAGCCGAAGTCTTACTGCTCTGTCAAAGACGTTGAGAGATGCCCATGTGTCGCAGAGTGATGTGTAATCGATGCAACCGACCTACATACACAGGTTGCGGAAAACACGTGGAAGAAGTGCTAGGTGATGTTCCTGTCGATGATAGGTGTAAGTGCACCAGAGAAGAAGACTAAAGATTACGGGTAGTTGCTCGAGTGGACGATGAGGACAGATTGTAAATCTGTTGCCAATGTGCTGAACAACGGTGGTTCGAATCCATCACTACCCACCCTCTTTGCCTGGTTAGTTCAGTTGGATAGAACAACTGTTTCGTAAACAGTAGGTCGACGGTTCGATTCCGTCACCAGGCTCAAAATGATCAAGCTCAGCTGGTAGAGCACATCTTGTGCCATATGTACTAACATGAGCGAATTTGTTTGTGACTTTTGTGGAAAGACGTTTCAGAAGATAAGAAGTCAAAGGGCGCATCGATTAAGATGCAAAAGTAACACTGCAAGAAAGATAGAACGAAAACCTCGATCTGACAAAGGCAAATCTAAGAGCATAGGGGAGAAAGTTCCCTGTAATCTATGTGAGAAGATCTATTCCGAACATGGATTAAAGTCACACATGTGGAAAGCCCATGGTCCAGGAAGGGACCACAACCCGAATGCTGGTTACAAGTCCGGACGCCAGGCTTGGAACAAGGGACTTACGAAAGAGACTTCTGAATCTCTAGCCAAAGCTGCAAAACGCTTGAAAGAGCGTTGGGCTAACAAAGAAATAACATGTCACTTTACTCCTGAAGGCAGGAAACGACTCTCAGAGAGCGCGAAAAGAAGAGGGATTGGAGGCGGTCACTATCCGCATCCCAACAAAGGCGAAAGATATAACGGCGTCTGGTTTGATTCGAAGTGGGAAGTAAGACTGGCAAAAAGTCTCGATGAAAATCTCGTCAGGTGGGAGAGACCTTCAAGGGGTTTCACATGGACAGACGAAGGACGAAAGTACTATCCTGACTTTTACCTTCCTGACTACAACGTCTTCCTGGAGCCGAAGAACGACTATCTTCAAAAGAAAGACAAACTGAAGATAGAAGAAGCACAGAGACGTCACTCAATAAGAGTTATCATTCTGAATGAATCTCAACTTTCATGGAATGTAGTCAAGAGCTTAATTGACAATTAACACTAATTGTGTAGAAACAGATAACCGGTAAGATCCATGTCAAATGTAACAGACATCAACGAGTCAAACTTCAAAGATTCAATCAACAGCTCGCCCACAGTGGTCGTGGAGTTTGGAGCATCGTGGTGCGGACCGTGCAAGATGATGGGTCCCATCCTCGACAAGCTCTCAGTGGAGAGAACAGACGTCGGGGTCTTCAAGGTCGACGTCGATGAATGTGGAGAAATGGCCCAGAAGATGGGGATTCGAAGCATTCCTGTCGTTGCTGTCTATAAGAACGGTGAAGAAGTGAGCAAGACAGTCGGCATGGTACCGTATGACAAGCTCATTAAACTTATTGATAGTTGATACAAAGAGGTAGAAAGCTATACAATAGAAACATTGCGGCATTAGTTCAATGGTAGAATTTCTGCCTTCCACGCAGACTGTGTCAGTTCGATTCTGACATGCCGCTCTGAATACATAAAATGGTAAGAGGAACTCTAGGTTCAACGTTGCTGCAGATCGATCCAACGATCATTATCGGCGGTAAACCTTGCAAACTAAGTCAGTTCAGCCTATCCAAATGGAATCTACGGATTGGTGACGTCGTCACCTTTGAAGGTTATTCCTGGACAAACGGTATGACATTGTACCGAATCGTCAAGGATGTTCCTCCATCGTATGATGCCCTTTATAGGGAGACGCCTGGTTGGTTATACGGCTCGAGAAAGCCAAGAAATGGCTGGTTTCGACCTGGTCAGAAGGCACCACTATCAGAGATCCAGTTAATTGGTCACGTACGACTCGAGCCTGTCTGTCAGATCTTTCCTGGACCGGACTCGAAAGCAAAGAACGTACCTTACAATCGTGTAGACAGGATTAAGAAGGTCGACGTCCTCGCCCTCGGCCGAGGATTCGCAGAGTTCCAAACCTTCTTAAACCAAGAAGTAGCTCGCTTCAAAGGTGAGTGACGTCAGAGCATCGCTAGTGCCCGATTTAAGGCAACAGTGCCTACGGCACCGGCGAGTGCATCTGACACGTACTCCTTGAACTCGGGGTCACTTACGTCGGAGCATCCCAGCTCAGGGAGCATCCCTTCGAAGTTGCGGATGATATAGTTCACCAGCTTTGCAGGATCGGCGGGGACGACGTCGAGCGACCTACGTGGATTTCTAAATCCACCGTCGTGCTCAGAGACGAAACCCCAGTCACCGCTCTTCCAGGCATCGATCTCTTCCTGTGTGATTCTTGCATGACTCTCGGCAATTCGCTGAAACTTCCGAATGACCGACTCGTTCTTCTTCTTCGCCGATTTCGCAGCTTTCTCACCCTTCTCGACTGCTTTGTCGTGCGGCATTCCACTAGCCTTGTGGCGTGCGATCATCACGTCCTCGAAGTCGTTCTTGCCGTCCTTGTTGAGGTCTTCAGCTTCGTCAACTGTGACATCGACCTCGGCGTCGTCTGCTACAGTGGCCTCTACGACCTCACGGATGATTCTACGCAACTGCGATAGTCTAATCTTCATGCATCTAATTATGCAGAAGCAGTGAAAAGTCACACTCTTATGCTATAAGGTGAATTGTGGCTTACTACCAGTTCAACCAGATGCCGTCCGGTGGCAAATACGAGGTGAACGACAGCGTTGCTCACTGCGTCGTCGTCGAAGCTTCATCTGCAGAGGCAGCTAACGAGATCGCTCAATCTATCGGGCTCTACTTCGACGGAATTAAGTCGGGGCGGGACTGCTCCTGTTGTACTGACAGGTGGGTCCGATCGATCGAGGCGGAAGCGACCGACGTAGTGTGCATCGGCAACAAGACGTTGAGAGAGTTTCTCGACAGTCCCACAAAGAATCCGTGGTTCACGGATAAGAAGTTCACGATCCACATCTACGACAGCAGCGGAACGAAGGAGACACACGAGACATGACAACGGAATTGAACAACGCTATCTTCGAAATTATCCGTCGCAACGTCATCTCTTACAAGGGTGATGACACCGTCATGAAGGGATGGCACGAGATCTCGATCGGAAGCGACTACATCGTTCGAGTGACAGAGTCGCTGTGGTCTGCATGGACCGGGCGACGCTACCTCAACGGCGAAGAGTACCACGGTCCCGTCTACAAGATGGGAACTGACTCTGTCTATTTTGGACACAGGATCTGTACGTGCAGTGTCTGCAGTGAGTCCGTGCCGGCACAGCTCAAACCCAACTAATCGAACCGAAATCCCCTATTTATAGGGATGAAGAGAATCGCGGAGATCGGAGACCTCGCAGTCGTAGATCCCTCACTGGATCGCCGCGGCTTGTACCTCGAGCTCCGCGATCGCTATAACAGACACCTGTACGCAAATCCGAGAGTAGTGCTCGATCCCGACGACCTAGTCACTGTCTTGGGCGTTGAGGGTCGCTTTTCTCTCGTGGTAGCGTCATGTGGAATCGGCTGGATAGAGACTGACACACTCCATGTCGTAGCCCGATGGGCAGACAGGATCAGCGCTTGATGTTTCCCGTCGGCAATACGCCGAAGTCCTTGCTGTAGTAGTCAGGCAACATGTAAGGATTCTCTGTGGTTGGTGGTACAGGACCCCAGCAGTCTTCTTCTTCATACTGTGGCTCTTGTAGATGAGGCGCGACCATGTCAGGGTCATCCAAGCTGCTCACAGACATCTTGGTCAGCTGCTCTCTGTCGGCCATGCTGGGAGACATCGGATTATTGACCATGGGTCGTGGTGGTAGTGTAGTTCCGCCCCCCGCCTCGGCGAGCACCTCGCGTATTATCATTCTCAGCATGCCCAGCTTTATTTTCATGGTAATACTTATTCACCATGAGCATAAAAGCGCTGAGACAGCTGATAAGAGAAGTGTTGCTGTCTGAAATCGATTCATCGCAGCTAGCGGACGTGTGCTACACGGCAGGTTCGACACATGTGATGAAGACGTGTAGGATTGGCAGAGACAAATACTTCCTCAAGTACTCGGACGACGACTTGTTCGAGGAAGGCTTCGATCCATCACTTCAGATATTGATAGAATATTTGGCCTACCGAATCTACGGTCTTTATGCTGGAATAAAGATTCCGTCTGTGGAGCTGGTCTATGATGCCCCAAACAAGAAGGTCGGCATAGCAACGTCTCCGCTGCCAGGCAAGCAGGCACTTAAGGTCGGGATGAAGCCGCAGACAATTGGGAAGATGATGTCTCAGGGGGTCTACGTGGACATCTTCCTAGCCAATTGGGACGTCATAGGGACGGGTAGCGGAAACGTGTTCGTCGATGACGAAATAGCATACCATCTCGATCCAGGTGGGTCTCTCACCTTCAGAGCACAAGGCGGTCGAAAGGGCAAGACCTTTAACTCAAAAGTCGGAGAACTTCGTACTATGCTGTCGTCTGGTAGGGGAGCAGCAGTCTACTTCCAGCATGCAGACCTCGAGACAGCTGCAGAAGAGTTCTTGTCTGTTCCTTGGCCTAGGATCGAGTCAGAGATCGACACAGTTCGCAACGAGATTGCTGAAGATCTTGAGAATAGGCACATGGAGAGACTTCTTTCGCAGTGGCAGTCAGACTGTGACGAAATAAAGAGCACACTTTCTCAACGCTACAAAGAAGTAGAAGAACACGCCCGACACATACTGTCGGGAGGATGATCAGTTAAACTTCTCTGACTTAGATATCGCCCTAGCCAGATTCTCGAAGTTATCGACTTCTATGCTGTGACCATCGACGTTGATTATCGTCTTGTCAGGCTTTTTCAGTGCGACTGCAAACTTCTGCAACACTGAACTGACAGCCTCGAGACCAAAGAGGGTAAGAAAGAACGTCATCCAAGGATGCTGTAGACACCATTCTTGCATCAGTACCTCCAAGAGACGCGACCCCGCGTCAAGTCATACGGACTTACTTCAATTCTAACTCTATCACCTGGAAGAAGCATGATGTGGTTCTGGCGCATCTTACCAGACAACGTCGCGAGGACTTGCGCGCCCCCTTCGACTCGGACCTTGAACCACGTTCCAGGTAGAGCTTCTTCAATGATGCCTTGAAGCTCTATCTTGTCTTCTCTCTCTTGCTCTATCATCGACACGGACTGCGAATTGTGATTTTTCTTGTTCTTTCCCATATTCTCTTTCTTGAGTCTCTTGTTCTTCAGGGTCTCCTAGACCTGGCGGAGGTTGGTCAGCTCCGTTCTCTGCTGGTCCGCCGATTCCTGCACCAATGCCGAATCCTGCGGTACGCATCCAATTAGAGTATACCTGCTCACGTATCAGTCGCCTCAGCTGTCCCAGTGTCAATCTCACCGAGATAAGTATCTCCTACATACAAGCGTGCTCGTGATAATGACGGGTTACTTCGGTCTATGAGCCACTGAGAGTCAACATAGAAGCCCTGTGACTCTCCAGGCCATCGACCAGCTTCATTTGGCATAAATACCTGCTTTCCTGAGGCGCAAGGAGCAAAATCGCCGGGGGGTATATGGTAGACATTAGGTCTGAATGTGTACACGTCAGCAGTTTGAGTGACCAGTATGACTTCTCCCTGTTTGTTGACGCCCGCAGCCACTATCTTAGTCGTAGAATCTCTCGGCAGGCTATCAATGTCTTCTTGCGTCAGGCTATTCATGTAGTCGGACAGTTCAATACATGAGCCTCCCAGTCGGATGTTATTCTTCACGCTTTTTCCGCGTTAATTGTAAAGAACATATTTAATGCATGCAATCTGAGACGTTTCCTGTAGGATCTATGGTAAAGTTTACCTGGTGGACTGAATATACTGCTCCGACCACCGCTACCGACCACAATGGGCACGTAGTGTGGTGCATCATAAAGCCCGGCGACGTAGGAGTCGTGATCTCTAGGACTGACGAGTCTCATTTGCTTGTCATATTTTCTAACCAGGGACGACTAGCAACTGTGAATCAGGACATGCTCGATGTTTGTGACTCTTGACGCATCTGCTTGACGTACAGATCGTCTGCGTAGAATGGTCCTTCACACTTCTGATCGTCTGAGAACAGGACATAATAGACATATTGGTATTGACCAATTATGTGGTTGACGTGGGTCGATGCGCTGAGTCCCTCAACACCCGGCCGACGCTTTATGACCACGCCGACGCGTCTGTCTACCCTACACTCAACGAGATCTCCGATATTAATCATGTTTTATTATTAATCAGTGTCCGATACGATTACAGCGTCGAGAGACAAGAACGTCATCGCGACCGAGGCAGCATTCCTCAATGCTGTCCTTGTGACCTTGACGGGATCAATTACACCTGCAGCAATGAGGTCTTCGTAGACATCCGTCGCAGCATTCCAGCCCATCGTGAGCCCTGAAGCCCTGTAACGATTAAGTTCGTTAATTACGACATCTTTACTATGACCTGAATTCTCGGAGATTCTTGAGATAGGAGCTAGACATGCCTCTAACACAACTTTCGCACCTTGCCCGAGCTCATCGACGAGGCCCGGGTTCCTTTGTTGCAGATTGTGCCAGATATCGAATAGTGCCATTCCACCGCCTGGTACTATGCCCTCATCGACTGCTGCACGTGTGGCATGTAAAGCGTCTTCGATCCTGTACTTTCTTTCAATCATCTCGACCTCAGTTGAACCTCCGACTTTGATGACTGCAACACCAGAAGAGAGCTTTGCAATCCTTGTTCGAAGCTTCACTACCTCGTCTGTAGTGAGAGTCAGGTCCTGCATCTGACTCTTCAGCTCTTCAACGTGTTTGTCAACAGCAGCGGCCGTCGATCCCGATCCTACGAGTGTAGAAGACTTTGCATCGACGATGACCTTCTTGAGGGTGCCAAGGTCAGACATTGTCATCTGACTCATCTTGACTCCGGTAGAAGCAGATGCGATCTTTCCTCCTGCCAAGACTGCAATGTCACGAAGCAGGTCTTCTTTGTGTGCTCCATAGCCTGGTGATTTGATGGCTACTACGGGCAGAGCCCCGTTAATTCTATTCACCACCAGTCCCTGCAGCGCTTCTCCTTCTATCTCGTCTGCAATTAGCAGAAGCGGAGTCTTTGTCTGTGAAATCTTCTCAAGAATCGGTATCATGTCCTTCATGACGCTGATCTTGCCGTCTACTAGCAGCACACGTGCATCGTGATAGACTACGTTCATCTTCTCAGAATTCGTGACGAAGTATGGTGACAGATAACCTCTATCGAGCTGCATGCCTTCGACAATGTCGAGAGACGTAGTCGTACCCTTGGCATCTTCAACAGTAATGATTCCATCTCTCCCGACCTTGGTCATCGCCTCCGCGAGAAGCTCTCCAATGCTACGATCTCCGTTGGCAGAGATGGTAGCAATCTGCGTGATCTCTTCTGTGTTAGTCAGCTGTTTTGCAGAGTCACGTAACATCTCAAGGACTACCTCTGATGCTCTATCGATACCGTCACACAGTTCTTTCGCGGGGTGACCAGACTCGAGATACTTGAGACCTGACTTCACCATTGCGTATGTCAAGACGGTCGATGTGGTGGTACCGTCGCCGGCGACATCGTTTGTCTGTGAAGCTGCTTCTCTGATCAGATGAGCTCCCATTCTCTCTATGGGGCTCCTTAGTTTCACAGACTTAGAAACAGTGACCCCGTCTTTCGTCACGATGGGTGCAGAGTTAGCATCCTGCTGGATGAGCACCGTCTTTCCTCGAGGACCAAGTGTGCAGCAGACTGCTTCTGCGACTGTCTCAATTCCCTTGAAGAGAGATTTTCTTGCTTCTGAAGCGAATACTACTTTAGTTGCATCAGGTACGCGATTTTCTTCGTGCATGTGTCGAATATTACAGCTTCTCGCGGATCTGTATCATGCTTTCGTAACTTGCATCCAAACAGGCTTTCCACTCTTCCAGGCTATAGCTACTTTGCCCGCCTTGTAGTCTTGCAATAGGTTCTGAAGAGTCTGTCGCTGCTGCTCATCAGTAGTAGCTTCTATGTAGCGCATTAGTCTGTGCGAGGTATAGTCTATGACCCGTCGTGAATCTACAGACGACATCTGCGATTTATGTAATTGAAACTCTGTACAATACTCCCGAGCTTTTGACCCAGGTGTCTTTGGTGTACGAGTTGCCATAGACGAGTTCATTCATCCTCTCCTCGATAAATAGGCGAGCTGACGAGTGGATTTACAATCTTGTCTCTTTCAACCCTTGACTGCGACGACAACATACGGCGGTGCAACACCGGCGTTGCCTTCTGTAGCAGCTTCTAGAGCTGTGATGATACGCTGCTTTGGGTCTCTGACGCTCTTAGATGACTGCAGCGATCCACGGGCGAGCTCTCCACCACTTCCGATTGCGTCCGTCCCATTTGCCGCCTGAATGAGCTGAAAGTTTGACTCTAGATTGTATAAACAGCCTCGGTAAGCAATCAGAATTGAGCCTTCAAACAAAGTTCCGTGCACAGGGTGTTTCATGACAGCATCGAGCTTCTTGAGGCCTCTTCGGATGGCTGGCACTAACTCTCCTACGAGGAAGGAGCGATCTGAGCCCGTCTTCTGCTTTGGTAGCTCGATGGCATGCGCTAGCGCGTCCATTACTTTGGGGGATCCACAGACGCCGAACCCGACGTCTCCCCTAACAAACACTTTCGGATCCTTGATGATAGTCCTAGACAAATCACCAGCTGTGCCGGCAGAGTCCCCGCCGAGCCACACGTTCTTACCGTCAACAACACCTACGATGCATGTCATGTTTCTGTCTCCCTCTTTTGAATGATTTCCATGTATCCTTCAACTTCTTGTTCTAGCCGACCGTCGACGGTGAGGACCCACCACCAACGTATCACTTTGCCACCCCACGTATTCGTACGAGGAGACTCACTTACGATGATTCCCAGTATGGGATATCCCGGAAGCCCGTTGTTTCCTCTCACGAGGTCTCCTGGTTTCATATTATTCCCATCGTGTAGACTTTGTTCACGTGACCCAAGACAGCGTCCGTGAGGGAATAGTGTTCCAGCCACACCAGCTCATCTGCTATCAATACACGCCAGTAAGTGTCATGCCGTGGTACACCCAGTGAGGCTGTCACCCACACAAAGTTGCTATGCGTTGTCATCAAATCGATATACGTTGCCTGGCCTCATGTGATCTCCTCCCAGATGTTGTGATGTCGCCACCCAGGAGCCGTCCAATACAACCAGCCGACGGTTCCGCCCTGTGTAATGACACGAGCGACGTCGTGCTTGACTTCGAGGACGAGTATGACAGAATTGTCTCTTAGATGAGAGAAGACCTTTCCGTCATCATTCCGCATGATAGCAGCGCTGCAACGTATCATGTCACCCCGCTTCACAGATCACCGTCTTTTCGCAGGCACGAACATGATTCCGTCAGCAGGAGGAGGTTCCGGCAGCGGCACATGCTTCTTGGGTGTCTGAGGTGCAGGAGGTGGAGGTGCACAGGCTCGGGCGACCAGTGTGACTAGTAGCGCGAGGCGCTTCAAGCCCAACCTCCCCGCCGTCTCATCACCTCGTCGTAGATTCGGGAGAAGTCGCTGGGAGTCCACCCGGGGTAGTGCTGCTCCCGAGTGCCCCACTCGTCGTCCGGTGCACCCTCTGCCCAGGCTGCGATGTCTCCTGCGGCGAGCATCCACATGCTCGGGTTCGAGACGTACTTGTCGATCGTGTCCTGCATCTGCTTCTGTGTGACGGCCATGGATCAACCATAACGTCACAGTCGCCACCTTTGCACGCCGGGCGGACAAACAAAATCAGCGGGACAAGAGAGAGGGATCGAAAGACGTAGGGAATCCCTCAGGGACGTCGTACTCCTCCCAGACGACGCCACAGGTGGTGACGGGTCCCAGGGCGATAGACTCAGCCTCGAAGGTGAACCTCTTGAACTCACCGGGGAGAGAGTAGAACCCGTCAGGACCCGACAAGAAGACGCCAGGGTTGTCAGAGGGGCGAGCGATCCAGATGACTCCCACGTGGTGGGTCTGCCCCCTCGACTGCCGCTCTCCGAACTCTCCCGCCCTGTACCACTTAGAGGTCCAGGACGTGACAGAGCCCCCGGACCGAGGCCGAAGCACGACAGACACGGGAGCACTCTTGGGAGCACCCCGTGCTGTGGACAACCCCGTGATCCGAGTGAACTGGTCTCTGTCCATCTGCATCCCCCGGAACAGGTACTCGTCGCGGGGCTCGTGGAGGATCTCTGGGTAGTCGCCCCGCCGCAGCGCCCCCGCGAGACGATCCCGCACGTCCGTGGGCATCACGACGTTATTCGTGACGTACCTCTGCAGGGACAGATAGGCGGCGTTCTCCTCGGGGGTGTTGGGCTCCTCGGCGTGTCCCCGCTGGTCCCCGAAGAGCCAGTCGCCCCACTCCGCGGCGGCCGCCCCTGCCCTCCGGTCACCCTCCCGTAGGAGTCTTTCGTACACCCTCTCGATCAACTCACGTCTCGTCACCATGCACTTAAGTATGCCCCCGCCTCACTTCTCGCACGACGGGGATCAAAGCTGCTCTGTCGCGCGGGGGGCGTGGCCATGTGGCCACGCCCTGCGGTGCATGGACTGGGGGCTAAACCGGGTGAAAGCCCAGCTGGGGGTGGAGAGGGGATCTGTGGGGGTCGGGGCGCCTTTGTTCAGGCTCTCCCACAAAATCGCTCGCGATCTCGCTCGAGCTCACCGAAGCTGCTCTCCCGCGCGACACCGGCACTCGCTCCCCACCCGCTCGACCCTCCCCGGCGCTAATTGGGATCCCGTCGCCCTCCCTGCTGCTCTGCAGCACTCTGGGGGACTCTGGGTCCCGGGCACCCCTCTGAGACTCACCCTCCCCCCGGCGCACCCTAGTAAAACGCCGGGGTTTTTGAAGATTTGCTCTCTCGCCCTCGTGTCCACCTCGCACCACCGTGAGAGGGGAGGGTTGGAGGCGGGCGTGATCTGAGGTGGGCGCGCCCTAGCCCGGGGGGAAGCTAGTAAAACGCCGGGGTTTTTTGAGTTTGGGTGTCTCGATGAGGGACCATCGGGGCTCGAGGCGCTCGAAGTTCCACACCCAGTCGTCCACGGGCACGGTCCTGATCTCTCCCCCCAGGGCGTACGTCACGTCCCAGGCACGCGCGACCGACGTCTCCTCCCTCTCCGACGGTGTGATTCCGAGGATCGTCATCAGCGCACCTGCCGGATGGACCCACAGGGAGCCCAGCGGGGGATGCTGCGGGCGCGCGCTCACGCCTCCCCCGTCGCGAGGACTGAGACGTGCTGCCCCGCTGGGAAGCACCGATAGTGAAGACTCCCGTCGTGCATGAGGACGTGCACGTCGATGTAGCGCCCGGACCGTGAGCGTCTCGACCCTACCACGAGGCCGCATGTCTTCAGAACGTCCCCCGGGACGACGTCTTCCACTGCCTTGAGCTTCCAGCTCACCGCTCTCCCGCCCGGGACGAGGTCAACAGCATCACAGGGTGTGACCATTACGCTCCCCTCCGTGCCTTAGGAGTGCTCTTCTTCGCCGCACGAGCTGCAGCCGACGCGACCCGGTCGGCCTTCACTTCCTCCCGCGGGCGGTTCTTGCTGCCCTTCGGACGGCCCCGCTTCTTCTTCTCCCCCGGGGGAGCTGCCGCGGCGGGGGGAGCCACAGGGTTCTTCCGGGGACGACCGCGCTTCCGCTTCGTGGAGACGTTGAGGCCGTGAGCGAACTTGTAGAGCTGACCCCGGGCGAGTCCACCCTTCCAGTTGTCGGTGGCATGCTGGAGGAGGGTCTCATCGAAGAGCGTCACCCTCCCCGTCTCGAGGTCGACGGAGTTGACGAGGTAGGTCTTCGTGTCGAGGTAGGGGTTGCCCCCGAGGATGCCGTTGTAGCGCTCGATCACGATCCGATCGCCCCGGGCGAAGATGGGCTTGCCCTCCAGCACCGCGTCGGGGAGGCGGGAGATGTCGGGTTTGTTCTTCGCCGTCGGGGGAGCGAGGGCCGCAGCGAGATCGTTGTCGGGATCCACGGGCGGGTCGGGCTCCACGAGGGGAGGCAGGGCGACGGTGAGGGTGAGCTTGGGGGAGGGCAACTCGGGAGTCTCGATCTTCTTCGCCATGGATCTATCCTGGGGGTTGGAGGTTACCTGCGAGCGGGTCACGGGCTCAAAGAGGGCATCGTACCACTTCGTTCCAAACGTCGGTGATCAGAGATGCGAGTTCCTTGATGTCGAAGGTGTGTCTCCTGTCAGGTGTCGCTGGGGATGGGGGTGTAGCCCATGCCCCTCAGGTTGTCCCACGTGCACCGGGCGAGCTCCTTGCTCACGGTGCCCGACCACTCTACCTTTCCGCACGCCGCGATGGTGTAGACCACCTCACCCGAGGGGAGGGACCTGAACGTCGCGACGTGGTCACCCTTGCTGAGGAGCCACACGACCTCGTCTTCCATGGTCCTACCTTATCCTTTTCAGTCGTGACTTTTCACGCCCAGACGTTCGCCGCCAGCCACCGGTCGATGTACTTCCGGGTGTAGCTCTCGTAGGATCTCAGGTCGCAGGACTTGCGCTGGGTGATGGCCGTGAAGGTTTCCATGGTCCTATACTACCCTTTCGAGGATGAAATTTTCACTCAGTACAGCTTTCGACCGTGGGAAAGAACCTCGGACGCACGAGAAAAGGCCCTTGACAGAACCTTGCACTCCGCCGCGTTTAGGTACAAGGTGGAGGTACCCCCTGATTCGCTATCAGGACACCGACCCTTGTGTTCATCTCCCCTGATCGTCTGCACCAGGTCGAGGTGGAGCAAATCGTTGATGATGTCAAGCGGATCACGTTCCATGGTTCTACCTTAACCTTTCGAAAGGGGAACTTTTCACTTCGTGACGATGAGAGTCGTGACGCCGAGGACCCCGAGGATGATGACCGAGATGAACTGGGCGATGGTCGTGAAGGTTTCCATGGTTCTACCCTATCACTTTCTAGTTGAACTTTTCACCGCACGACGGTGAGGTGGGTGGTCTTCCACACGGAGATCCAGGTTCCGTCCTCGAACCCGAAGTCCAGGTAGTCCATGTGGCCGAACGACCTCTGGACCGACTTCACCACGCGGGGC